GTAGAACTCCACGGCTTTAGAAAAGTCGGGATCCTCCATCATCAGCTGCTTATATCTCGAAGCGCTCATATTGCCGATTTCTTCCCGCGTCCACTTCATTCGCTTAGCCGGCTGCACGCTGGATCCGCCCATTTCGCTGGGTCTGACTCCAGTGGAATACCGGGTTGGCACGGGCTTGGTTTCAGCAATGCGCTGGGGCTCCGTCTCTTCCTCTGTTGCGCGCGTGGGTGCCTGTTGCAGCAATCCGGCTGCCTTCAGCTGCTCAAACGCATTCGTGTAGCTATCTCTGTCGGCAGGGTCCATGTTCTGGGCCTTCATGCACTCCGCCAGCAGATTCTTGTTGTGCTCGGAGGGGAACCAATCCGGTGTGCCCTCAGCAAAACTCTTGGCAGCTGCCACAGCTGCGCTGACTCTTTCCTCTTGGCCGCGCTGAACCACGGCGCTGCGCAGTTCCTGCACTGGCGCGCCCACGGCTGCTTCCACGATGCGCTGCACTGCTTGGTCGACCTTGGCAGGATTTCCCAGATCGCTTACCAGCTGCATCCGCTCGTTGCCATCCAGGGGCCGCGGCGCCTCTACCTCTGCCGGCCGGCGTTTCAACTGCTCAATATGTTCGGTGGCGTGCTCTTGCGCGTGCGCCAGCTGATCTGCGATTTCCGCCTTGCTTTTTCCGGTGAACACCTGCGGGTTACGGCCAGGTGTAGTGATCGTCAGCCGGTGCTGCCGGTTCGCGCCTTCGCCAATTATGTCCCAAACACGTCCCATTTCCGCTCCAATCCGGTGCGAATCTTTCAGGCTCCCAGGATGCGGCGACGTTCCGCCTCATCCTCTGGGACCTCTTCCCTCGCCACGTTTTCCCCTGTGTACTGTTTAAAAGCATTCTCAACCTGAATCTGGATATATGTAAATACCTTCCACATGGCTTTGCTCAGCGCGTGCTCAGCCAGTACACTTTCCGGTTCTGACACTCGGCAGTTAATCAGGGCCGTTTCCTGCTCAATGCAGGCGCGCTCACACACATCCAGAAGAGCCTCATACTGCGGGTTATTGCGCAGCATGGCCAGCAGCGCTATTTGCTCGGGATTCAGCTGCTGATCTTTCACGCTCAGCGTGCGCTCCGTTCGGATCCCCTTTGCCTTTGCCTTCGCCACGCCTTACCTCGCAAACACGCTGTTGTTTATGTCCTCGCGCTCCCAGCGCCGCTCATCGAAAAGCGCCGCCTGGTCGTTGGCTTTGCCAATCATGTCGCGCGCCAGGTTCGCTTCCGCCTGCTGATCAATCTCCTCACTCTTGGCCTGGTGCTGCGCGCTGATCTTCGCAAGGTCGCTCTGCAGCTTGCTGGCCTGGGGATTCATCTGCTTAAACATCTGCTCTTCTTGCGGGTTCATGCGGCGCACCAGATTGTTTTCATTTCTCCATTCGGTGACTTCCATGAACATATCCACCATTTCCTTGGCGTCAATCACCCATCCGGTGTTGTTGAGTTGCTGAACTAGATACGGGTTCTGAAACACCTGCATGAGAATCGGCAGCGCCTGGGCCATCGCTTTCTTCGCTGCCAGCTTCGCGCCGGCCAGGCATTCGAAGCGGTTATCTGCTTCATAAAAATTCTGCGCGTCGAGCTCGAATGAATCCCCCAGGTGCTCATCCAGAATTTCGCGGATCTTGGCCGGGCTCATGTAGTTCTTTACGAAGAAATCCATCAGCTCAAGGAATGGCAGCAGGATCCCGTTCACGAAGTGGCCCACTGGCCCTTGGATCTTCGTTGTGTTCGCGCTGGCAATAGCTCCGCCCACGGTGGCGGTGCGCAGCGCTGTGGCGCCCTTGGATGGGGTGGCGCCTTGCGTAAATGCCTCGTTGGATCCATCGGCGCGCTCTGCAGCGCCGCGGCTGTCCTGCAGCACAGCAAACACCTCGCCTGGCACCTTTGGGGTTTCGATGATTCCAAATGCATCGCGCACACCCTTGTTGGCCGGCACATCTACATCCACGATTCCGCCCAGACGTTGACGGATCTGCTGCGCTGGCACGTTGGCGCCGCGGTCACGCGCGTATTGCGGATTGACGGCAAAGCTCAGAATGTCGAGCACTGCATCCGTGAGACCCTTATCTATGCGCTGGTCGCTGCCGGCGATGCGCCCCACTCCCAGGCCGAATCCAGCGCGCGGGAGGTTCCAGAAATTGGCTGAGAGATACGGATTGTTAAACTTCCTCGGCAGCCCGTGCTGTTCCTTGCGGATGAGCACGCCCAGATCGCCGCCCTCGGCCGGCACCAGCACGTTGTACCTATACGTGCGGTCCCATCTCTCGAGCATTTTTATTGGCCGCAGTCCTGGATCCGCGCTGCTCGGCCTTTCGTCACCCTGCGCGTGATGAATTGCAGCGTTCTGATCGCCAAGATTCTGCTGCACCATGCTGGCGATTCCTGCAGAGCCTGGCTGATTGAAGAAGTAGTTTTTTAGCTCTTCAGTTGGGGGAATGTCATAGCCGCCCACCTTCTTGCCGTCCTGATCCTCCACAACCTCTTCGCGCATCCGCTCCAGATCGTCCCATGTGGGATAGGTAACGTGCACAACCCACTTCGCGCGATACAGCTGATTGGGGAATTTCCAGGTTGGATCTACCAGCAGATCCCCCAACTCCACTTCCTCCAGGTAGATTTCCTCTGTCGTCTCATCGATCGGCACTTCTTCCAGCGCATCGCTTTCTGCGGTGTGCACTGTCTGCGTGGATCCGAAAGGCATTTCCACCTTCAGCGGTGCCTGCTTCGGCCGGCGCACAACCTTCTGCGAAGTGTCGCGCGTGAATCCCACTTTTGCGATGCAAGTACCAAAGACGGTCATGCTCGTGAGCAGGTTTTCACTCACGGTTTCCCAATCGCAATCATCGAAGAGAGCAGCATACAGCGCAGTCTTGGCGCGCGCTGTGCTCTGCTGCATGGATGGCCGCGGCCGAATCAGGAATGGGGGATTTTCATAGTTGATCCCTGATTTCATTGTGGGCACCAGACTGTTGACATGCTGGGCCACGGTAAAGCGGCTCACGTTCGCCCTGGCCACAGTTGAGCCCTCAAACACCTGGTTAGTGCGTGGGCTCTGATAGAGCACATCCGCTTCGCGCCAGAAGAGATTCCATTGCTTCTGATCTATGAACGTGGCGCCGGCTTCGGCATCTTGAATGGTCAACTGCACGGCTGCATCGTCGGTATACTTCGGGGCCAGCGTTGGACCCTGCGGGACCACATCTCTCTTCTCAATCGGCTGGCTTCCATTCACTGTGCCTGCAAGTGTGCTCATCGTCTCACCCGTTCAGTCCTGGCATTATGTCGTCTAGGCCCATCGTGTCCGTCTGCGGTTCCCATGCTTCGTTGATAGCTGCTTCAATCTCGGCCAGGTCCAGCGGTGGCCGCTCTGGCTCTGCATATCGGCCGCGGTTGTATACCCTGTCCATCGCGTCTTTTTGCCGCATCTCTTCCCACTTGTCATCATCGGCAGAATCGAAGTCTGCAGCTGCGATGCTGGCCGGCAGGTTGGCCGCCACATGAGCCACCACGCTGGGCAGTTCCAGTTCGTCAGTCATTCCGTACTGATAGAGCAGCTGAAATTTCTGCGATAAATCTGGGATATCGTCTGAGAATAGCAGGCGCCCATTTTGCAGGTGAGGTTCGGCACTCTTGATGTAAAGAGATTGCACGGTGGCATCTTGCAGAAACTCCGTCCACTGGATTTCAGTGCGCCACTCGTTTTCAATCGCAGCATTGCGAATGTGCTGCTCCATCGTTCGCGCGCCTGGCGTGTCCTCGATCTGCACACGGTGGCTTTCCCACTTCTTGGCCAGTGTCACCACGCGCGTGGCCCTGGCTGTCGGGCTCATCTGGCCGGCGAACATTTCCACGATGTGCATTCGGCCAGCGTCGAGAATTCCCACGGCCGCGGCGTCGTTGCGCGTGTCGGCCGTCTCGAATCGCCAAGCAATAAACGGCGTGCCATGCAGCGGCACATCGTCTGCGGGGATCTTCGCGCCTTCCAGCCTGTCTAGTGGAAACGTGGGCTTGAAATTGCCTTCCGCGATATTCATTAGCTGAGTCCAGAAGCTGGCTGGATCCTCAGTGCGGCAATTCACCAAGTGATCCCATGGCAGGAGTCGCGGGAATTGCAGAATCACATCATCCTGCGTCAATTCCCACTCTTCTTTTTTCATCGCGTGAGGCTTGCGCACATACGCTGATTTCCAAAGGATCTTGATGCGTTTTCTGCGCAGCTGATGGCTGTACAGATCTGCAGGGCCATAGCGCGTGCCGGTCATGTCGAGATAGCACCACTCTGCCAGCATCTTCGTGTTAATTCCGAAGTTGGTGCGCACCTTCTTCAGCCCGTAAGGTGTCTGGCTGTTGCGATTGTCTTGAACATCTTCGCTTTTGATTATGTCTGGGTGCCAGCCGGAAAGGCTTTGTTCGATCGATACGGCGCGCAGCGTGGGATCCCGCCGATAATGCTTCCTGGCCGGCGTAACGAACTTGCCTTTTTTGGGAACGTCGAAAATCTCGAACTCGGGGAACAGGATAGTGAGCAGCTTTTTTTCTGGGGCATCCTGCTGGTTATAGAAATGCGTCGCCGCTTCTTCGACAAACGCATCTCCCAGCGGCATCTCATCCGTGTTTGAAGCCACCATCACCATGATGGCCACTTCAGGGAAGCAGATAATCCACTGCACTGTGTCTGCGATGTTGAACGTGGTTTTGTACGTGCCGCGGGGCATCAGCGCCAGGCGGATCTTGTAAACCGTGTCCTGCAACTCTATCGGCTTGCGCGGATCCTTCTTGATGAACAAATCCGCCAACTCGCGGTGATCGTGATCATCAATTTTGTGGTAGCCCAGCACGTACTTGGCCAGCCATAGCAGATCTGTCTGCGCGCGCCAGCGCAGTTCATCTTTATACTTTCCGTCTGTCGCCAGTCGTGCGCGGTCAATCTCCAGCTGCATTCTTTCCCCCCTGGCGGCCAGCCATCCCCTCCCCCTGAGAACGGCCGGCCCAGGATCCGCTCAATCCGCTGTGAGGTTAGGCAGCGAAGAGCGAACTTTTTACATTCCTGCTTCGGGTGGGGCCGCGGCGCCGGCGCCGGCTCCTGCAGCTGCTGGATCCGCTCCAGCTGCAGCTTCATCGCCATCGGGTTCCTGCGCTGTCTGCACCTCGGGCTGATCGCCCATGTGCTCTTCCATGTGCGCCTTCATCGCTTCGACGTTGGGCACAATGTGATGCTGCGTGTGGTGGTGCGGATGCGGCGCAGCTTTGTGGTGCATGTGAACGTGGGCATGAAACCCGCCGTTATCGGAGCGCTCATACTCCACTCGGTGCGCGTGCAGCTTGGGCTTCTCGCTGCTCAGTGCCTTGTCTACCTCTGCGTGCATGTCTGCCATGTGCTTCCTCTCGCAAAAACGGCGCGGCCAGGATCGCCGGCCGCGCTCTGTTGTCCCTCGGGCAGCCCTCTTAGGCTTCCAGAACGAATTCGCCCAGGTTGGCGATGTTGCTGGCGCTGCCGGTGTTGAACGTGATCGCACAAGCCAGGTAGAAAACCGGATCCGCAATTGCGGTGGATCCCACCACGGCATTGGTGCCATTCAGTCCAGTGAGGAGATTGGAGATTGCAGCTGGCGCATCGTAGGTGTTGATGAGCAGCTGATTGAATACGCCCTGCATGGTGCCGCCGCCTGATTCAAACTGCAGATCTGCTTCAATCCACCAGTTTGACCATGCGGTGTTGACTGTGCGCGCGGTGCCGGCGCCCAGCACTGTCCAGTTGCCGGCCGTCAGCGGGGTGGCCGGGATTGTCTTGGCCATCAGCAGAGTGGCTTTCGCTGTGTAGTTTCCAGCCGTCTGCAGATTGCCGCTGGCGCGCACGCGGAATTTCTTCTGCTCCAGTACCAGCTTGCCGGGCACGGCCACGGTTGCCGGCGCTGCGCTGTTCGATACCAGAGAGAACACCTGCGCATTTGTGGTGTTGGCGTTGAGTTGATTTGCAGGCAACGCCTTGCGAATCACAGCTGTTGACATGGATTTCTCCCTTACTTTTCAAGTTGGGCCGGCCCAGTGGCCTCAAGTTGGAAGTTTCCACCTTTGTACGCTGTATAGCAATCGGATTTCAAGAGCCCTGCAGTATCGCGCTGGATTCCATGCAGCTTCATCCACGCCATGCGCTCGGCTGCAGTCTCGTGCTTTGGCGGAGTCGGCGGAGGATCTGGCTGGGGCTCTGGAGTCGGATCTTCCGCATGCCAGATCTGTCCCTGGGGCCGGCCGGTATACGTCCAAAGTTGTAGGCCGCCGTTCTTGTACGCCTGGGCAATCAGCTGCTGCGCGTCTGCCACTCCCAGCTTTCGATATGCTCGGCTGCGGAAATTTTTGATGGTCTGTGTCGTCGTTCCTAGAAAGTCGGCGTGCTCTTTAGCGCTGAAACCCCTGAATAGAAAACTGATCGCTTCCTGCTCTTTTGTCGTCAGCTGCACTGCCTTGGTGAGTGCCGCACACATCTGCACTGCCAGCTGGCGCTGCAGGGTTTCCAGGTTGTTGGGGTCCATGCTGAGCAGCTTGCACTAACTCAGCATGGAAGCGCTCATTGAAAATTGGGATTGTCTGACCATTGGACACTGACTTGATAATCAATTTCGAATCCGCCAGCCACCAGCAGATGCGCCTGCACCTGCAGCTTCAGCAGCGGCTGGTGCGCCTGCCCTGGCACTGATCGGCTCCAGTTGTTGAGATTGGCCGGCACCTTCTGCAGCGCTGGATCCACCGCGGCGCCATTCACAGCCAGCACAGATGTGGTTTTTCCGTCGAAATCGAAGAGGTAATCGATTGTGCAGGGATTCCACACATCGGCCAGGTAGATCGCGCCCTGAGTCAGATTTGTGTTCTGCCATCCATACTTGATTTTTCCGGTGGCGCTGTCCACGCTGGCCACCTTATCAATCTGGAAGCACTTGGCCACCTGGTTGGCCTGAAAGCTGCCGTCATACCACTGGCCCTGCACTGGCTGATCATCAAGCGATGGCGGCCACACGAGAATCGAATCCGTCTCATACACTCGATCTTCTTTCACGGCCGTGCGCGATGGTCTGATGAGCCAGGATGTGCGCAGATACTTCAGTGGCCGGCCGTCGACAATAGGAACCGGCCGATTACATGAACACAGCGCGCCAGCATCGCCTTTCATATCGCCCAGCGTCATGGTCATGTAATCCGGCCGGTTGTCAATTGCTATTTCAGCAGCCAGGTTGTTATCGATGCCTGCGCTCGTGTTGTTCGGGTTCCACGGCAGCGCGTGCAGGTTGGGATCTGATACCAGCATGGGAATCCTCCTGCTGGATTCTACCCCTCATCTCCTTTGCGCTCTCTGTTCGGTGCAGCGCGGTGGCAAGGCCACAGATGCCCGGTAATTACAGATTGGTGCTGCCACACGTTACAGAAGAAGCGCGGGAAGCGCCTCAAATCTTTACAATAGAAGCACTCGCTCACGCCTCATCTCCTTTGCGCTCTCTGTTCGGTGCAGC